GATAACGTGCTTCCTCTTCCGTAATGCCGCCCATACCTTCTTCGATCAATCGACCGACTCCGATAGTCGAATAACCGAGGTGATCTTTGTATGCGTGTAACACCATACCCTCATTCGCGATGAGCATATCGATTAGTGTGTTCATGTTCATTTACTAATGCCTTTATATTTCTCAAAGCTTCTTAAACCGCCGAGCCCTAACATACCCATCAGCACTGGCATCATTTCGCCAAGGTCTAATGCTGGCAGTGCTACTAAGTAATCCAGCTGCGCGAGCACAAAAATCATTATTGGATGGATCACATAATTGTAGGCCATCGCGACACCGCAGGTCCATCCAATGAAGGGACGCCAACCAGCGACAAAAATGTTTCTACTTTGAGCCTCAGCCTTATTGATCTCTAGCTGCCCCTTAGCGAGCTCCTGGGCGTGTCGCTCAGCCATTGTAGATATTTCATGAGCCAGCTTGTTCTTCTGATCTTTGTCTTCAATAAACTTATCGAGCAGCCCAGTGACAGGCTGCACTAAACTACCTAGCAGATTAATCACTTCTTATTGGCCCATGTCGTGAAGCCCATATACGCTCCGCACAAACTTGCTAGGGCAAAATACATGCTGCTAATTAATCCACTCAACGCCTTAACTCTTTCGTCGCCAATAATTGGCGTGCATAAAACAATCGTAATACCAACCATCAATACAAATGCAGCGATAGCCATATAGCGTTGGGTCTCTTGTTTGTCGTGCTGGTCGCTTGCCTGTTCCTCTTCGATGCTGATTTTACCATCACCGTCATAATCTGTAGGATTCATAACTTGTCCTTCGTTTACTAATTTTTGTGCTGGTTGTTTGAATGGTTCAGTTTGCAATAGCAATTATACCGACCATCACACAAAACAATGATGTCATAGCTATGGCTACTTGCCATTTGAATGCAAGAGCTGAGAACCATGCATCAATCTTGCTCAAAATCTTCATTATCATCTGCTTTCCTTTCTTTTTTACTAGGCCGAACTCTTTCCTCTCCCTCAGGCACTAGCGTACAATTACCATCAGGATCAACAGCTAGAACACGCACACCCATCCATCGTTGTTCATTGCTCAACGCTCCATATGATCTTTGAGTCTTAATTTTTACATCCACCAATAAAACTACAGGGTGGTTTTTCCCTCGCGATTTTACGGCCACTAGATCGACAGGGCCATGCCCACTTACATTAGTCAACACGGTATAATTTCGAGCGATAAAATATTTAACGGCACAAGCTTCTGCCCATGCAGCCGTTTGCAAATGATTGTCGCGAGTCAATGCAACTTATCCCAGACGTACGCAGCTGCAGCTGCCACGGCTGACAGTACAGATCCTACTGTAATAAGTATGCGGATGCTCGATTTGCCGTAGGCAGAGTATTCAAGCAGACGATCTAACTTTAATTCGATAACCGCCAACCGTCGCTCTTGATCTGTGTTTCGTTGTTCCAGAGCAGCAATACGCTCATTGACCTCAGCTTCCGACACCGGGTTTCTCCTCAGTTGATCCGCTTGATCCAAAATCAACGATGCATGCCATTGGCGGCAACTCGGGCTTAATGACATAGGCCGTCCATCTTTCGGTATCTTTGTCTAATGTGATGACAGTAACGTGTCCTAGTCGGCCAATACCTTTAAATATTGTCTTTTCATTGAACGTGTCGTGCAGGCGATCCATCAACTGTTGAGCTGGGTAACAGTGAGTAACTTGTGCAAATGCTGCGTTTGAGAACCACATAATTACAAAAAACGCGAACAACACCATCATCGCAAATGGTGGGCGATTGTTTGTCACAACAAGCCACCGCTGTTATTTGCTTGTTGTAAACTTTGACCTAAAATGCCTAGGAGATCTTGCCGTCTTTCCGTGCCAACAGGGCTTGGATACCTGTAGCCAAACGATCCGGGTTCTTCAAGGATTTCCCCAACGCTTCCAGCGTCTCCAGATCCTGAGGATCTATTTTGCCCGGCTTGAATTGCTGAGTCGACTTGTTCCCTTGTATATCCTCTAGCAATCGCTTCATTTATAAACTCCGTTTCATAGTCAGTTGGCGCACTGCGTTTATTGCCTACGCCTAACTTTGTCACAAGTTCTTTCTCAGGATACCATAATAACGCCTGTATGTCTGCAATATCTAGCTCTATACCTTTATCAGCCAAGATTTGTTGCGCCCTTGCCACAGTCTCGCGCATATAGTTACGCTCACCACCGCCTTTTGGCTGTTCTCTTAGCCGTTTCTGACCTTCTGCTAGACGTTGCGCAGCCTTATTTAAAGGCGATCGATCCTTGAATCCTGAGCGTGAATATTCTTTTAATATATCGCTTGCGAGTGCTGTAAGTTTTTCTGGGTCCTTTCTGAGCTCCCTAAGCTTGTATCCCCGGAGAGCACTTCTTGGCGCATTTTTTAACTGTGTCAAGAGCTTTTCACTTTGGTCGTTCCAAGTTTTGCTTCCCACTTCAACCGGGTCCTGTAACTTGCCGGTTAATCTGCCCCATGTTCTCATCCACCATCGATCACTTGTTAACGGCTTGTAATTTCCTTGTAAGTTTTGAAAAAATCCCTGACCGATTTTCGGACCGAAAATACTAGAGCCATAAACTAATGTGTCTTGGTTTTCACCTGATACATTAAAGCCAGCCTGCTTTAATTGCCGCACCGTGAATTCAGTGTTAAAAAATCTATGCAGTTCTTCCGGGCCAATACGAGAAGACATTTCGTTATAAAGATTAAATGCATGGCGCATAGCGTTAACTTCTTTGCCGCCACCCTCTAACATACTAACAGGCATCATCGAAGTATTTTTGCCAGCGTTTATCTGCTTGAACTGATCATAGGTTTTTATTGCAGCTCGCGTATTTTCATTAACTGTCGCACCGTTACTGAGAACCGCCAAAATAAATTTAAATTGCGTTGACGCTACATCGTTTTGAGCTAGTTCTGGGAACATCAAAGAAGCAACTTTCATCGCGTTTGAAACCTTATCACGATACCAAGTTGTAGCGTTGCCAGCTTTTGCAGCTGCCGCTTGTCCTTCTAAGGCCATTTGTTGTGCTACTGACTCAACATTTTCTGGCGTGTAATCGGTTTTCGGAGACCCAGTTCGTTGCTCAAACCTTTGATCTAGAAAACCTGACGTTTGGTTCAAATTGACCCTAGCGCCAAAATCAGGAATTGTTTCTTCGCCCTGTAATAACGGTATTGCCGACTCAGCATATTGCTGGGCCTCGTCAAAACTAAAGAAACCATCTGTAGCATCTGGCAAATCTTCCGCTACATCATCTGCTGCCTTACGAGATTGAAACAATGCACCAGATCCAAGAGACCCTGCAGCCTTAACGCCAAGTCCCTGCATACCAAACCCAGTGTCGAAAAACGCCCCTGCCACTTGCCCGGGGCTAACCTCGCCAGACAGCAACCCGCCACGCAAAGCATCTTCTAGCGTGTCTGAGCCGCGCATCGCATCTCCTAAAATACCCGCAGCTGGATCAAATCTACCTTTGATTGCACCAGCGTAGTCGAGCTCAGTAGTGTCAGGTCTGCTTATCGGCAAAATCGCACCGTAGGTACGATTAGGTTGTTGGTAGAAACGGCTCATGTCTATTTGATTGCCGAGCATTTGTTGATTAGTGCTTAGCGTCTGTGGCTGAGATCCTAAGAGCCCACCAGCTCGCCCATACTCGTCCATTAGTGTCATTAGTTGCCCATCCCTAGTAAGCCCATGTCATCGCCAAGTTCGCGACCTTGTGCGGTGGTTATTGCGGCAGCTAGGGCAGGCGTCATCCTCGATCTATTGGCGGCAAGTTGATTGGTTAAATATCTGCGCCCCGGACCACTAAGATATAATTCTTGAACAGCGCGAGGCAGCGCGAGTCCAAGGATGCCGCCAGTGACTGGGTCGGCTCCAGCCATGTAGGCCCCACCAGCTCCAAGCATTCCTTGACCAGCCTGCCCGCCAGTCATCAACCCTGCAATGACGTTACGCTGAGCGGTTCCGCTGTTAGGCACACTAGAGCGCACTCGGCTTGTGCCGACTCTCGCCAAACCCTCTAATGGACCGTCACCAGATACAAACTGTCGTTTAGACTGCGCACGTTTAACAGCGCTTGCGAATGCTGTCGGGCTAATGTCACCCTCAGCTGCAGACTTCGTTGTTTTAGCCATAGAGTCTTCGATTATTTTAAACGCCCGATATTCTCGACGTAGATTCTTCCAAGATTTTTTGAGAGCCTCGCTCTTGGCAGATCTAAATGCGGTTTCATCAACTACCTCAATTAGGTCGTCTAGTGCATCTTTATATTCTGGGTCCGTGGCGGCTCCCCGGGATAGTCGTCGCAATGTACTAGCAAATTTCTGGTATGCTTTTCCTGTGTCTTGTGTAACGTCCATTAGGTTAGTGGCGTCATTTAATAAATTGTTAAAACTTTCTTTTCTTGTGCTAGGGATGTATCGCGCATAATTGTCTCGCACGGCTATAAGACCATCCATAAATTGATCGTCAGCATTAAATGACGTTTTTGCCTCGAGCATTTCAAACCGCCTGCCAAAATCATCGCCTGCTTTTCGCATCACCTCTGGCGTAGCAATGTCGCTATTAATACCAGCTCGACGCAATACCGCTCTGTTAAATCCTGACTGCGTTTTCGCTATTTCTCTGGCTTGCCTACCGCCAGTTGAAGGGATGCCCTCGAGCAATGTTTCGAAATACTCAAAACCTTGGTTGTCGGTCATCTTAGCTGGCGTTAATGGAATGCCCTCAGCCTGGGCGGCATCAGCCAGCTCTTTTTGTCGGCCTTGCAACGGTACAGGACTAATAACTTTCTGCGCAACTCTGCCGATACTTGGCGTCAATAGACCAGCGCCTAAACCTAGCAACTCATTATCTGTCGCTTCGCCAACTGTACCTGCCGCGAGCCCTGCAGCCGTTTGTGTTACTGGTTGTGCGGCTAGTTGAGACGCAACCTTCTGTGTCGTTGTACCACCTTTTGCAACCTTGGCAGCTGTCGCAGCTGGTAACATAAATGCAAGGGCGTCTGTCATACCTCGACCACCTTCATAAGCGATCTGGTCGCCCTTAGTCGTGCTCTCTGGGCCAAGATCTACACCAGCCATTTCCAACGCTGCCTGAAATGGATTTGATAACATAGCGCCAATCTTGCGATATGCTTCCCTAGGATTGATACGGATGCCAGTCTTCGGCAGACCTAGTGCATCGAGACCACGCTCAGCCAACTTAGGCAATGCCTCAGCATAATCAAACGCATTATCTGTCATGCCCCGGGCAACCATTTCAGCCTTGCGCACGACTTGCCCTACCGGGTTAGCGGTGTCGCCTTTAACAACTGTAGTATAGTTTGTGCCATCCCACGCCCGGACCTCGCCAGTTTGCGGATTGACTATAACAGGCGTATCGACCCAAGCATTGTCCTGTAGCCGTTTTGCTTTTTGTGTATCAGGATTAAATATTAATCTGTCGGTCATTCCTCTTCCCCTACGCGAACAAAACCTTCTGGCATGGGCGGCTGTTCATTATTTATTACGGTTGACCGTTCTCCGCCTCTACCAGTTTGCGTTCTATATTTTCTCATTAATCGCGCAAGAGTACGCAACGCAGCCTGCCTTGTTTCTACTGGTACATTTGCGTTGCCAATATTTGCAGCGGCCTTCTCGTAAAGTATTACATCACGGTCAGACTGCTGCCCTTCCATTCTCTTTCCTTCCAGCATGATAATTGTTTGCAGCAACTTCAAACGACTTGTCGCCTTTGCACCGAGGGTAGAAAAACCAATTATTTCTGCGAGATTATCTAACGTGTTACCCATAACGCTACCAGTAGCATCACCAGAATTAAGAATGTTAGATGCCTCCATTATTGCGACCATAGCTTTGTCATTTTTCTGGTCTGCGTCTAGGTTTTTCATTTCCATTTCGATCAAACCTCTGGCTCTTCCAGTCGCCTCAGCCAAATCAATTTTTTGACCTAAGACGCCTGCAGACAATGGTACATCTCGACCCGCTACCTTTTGAGCATCTCCAAGAATTATTGGCGACCCGGTTTTTGTGAAGCCAACCTTTTTATTCACCCCATCAATATTGACGGTTTCAACCTTATCTATCTCAACATTTGCTTGCTGTAGCGCTTCGGCAACTTTGCCACCCTTAAAGAATTTTAAAGCAGCTGGGTTTTGCGCTATCGACATAGCAATCTTTGGATCGATTTCATTACCTGACACCATTGCCCCTAGATTTTTGTCAACTTTTGTTAGAAAAGCAGCCGTTGCATTTTTAGGCAGATTCTTTTGCTGCATCTCCATTCTTTTTAAAGCTAGCTGGTTTTGCCGGGTTGCCGCTTGGTTCTCTGCCTGCATTGCAAATTGTGCCGCCTGCAACGCAGATGCACCTGTCTTGGTTCCAGCGTTCCGCACAGCAAAATCCATCAGAGCCCGAGCCTTTGGCGTTGTTGGCATAGCAGTCGCACCGCCCATGCCATCAGTCACCATTGTTGGCTCATACATTTTTGCAAATGCATCCCTAGCCGCGCTCTCTTTTTTCATCTGACCAATATCGCCAAGTGCTTTACCTAGTGCGCTGAGCCCTTGACCTAGTGAATTGTCAGGACGTTGTACAATCGGTGACGGTGCGCCAAGCCTAGCAGCCTGACCTCTTGGTGCAGCCTGAGCCAGCTCGCGCATCTTCCGGGCTCGCAACGATTCTTGTTGTTGCAGCTGGGCGTTTGCTACGAGGTTTTGGAGTAGTGATTGTGGTACAGCCATTAGTTGATCGCCTTATGCATTATCCAACGAATTACAAATTTTACTTTTGTTTTGTTGTTCATTAAAACCTTAATCCCATTCCACCTAAGCCAGTAGCCAAACTGCCGAGACCGCTTAACAACCCACCTATACCACCACGGTTACCAGTGATTGGCGTTCTGGATACTGATCCCATAGGCGTCAAACCAACGGCTTGCGTTCTGAGGTTCAATGCCTGCAATGGATAGTTGAGCTCGTCTAAGAAACGCCTCTCTCTGTCAGCAAACGATGCTTGCTGCAGTCCTTGGATTTGTTGCCCGATACCCGATAGTGCGCCGGCTGCTTCTAGACCCATGCGCTGATTAGCACCTGCTTGGTTAGTCAATTGCGATGCACCCTGCATCAGCTGCCCTGTACCAGACTGACCTAGGCGTGCTGCATCTTGAAAGTTTTGCATCCTCAGCTGCCCGGTTGCATTAGCCAATTGGTCTAAATAGTTACGATTGTTTTCAGCCTCAACGAGCGCAGCTCTACTACCGCCAAACGGTGACTGCAATCGGGCTGTAGCGTTCATCGCATCACGCTCTCGCCTAAGATCAGTTGTCAAATTATCGATGACATCTTCGGTGAATGCATTCTGATACTTACCCATCATTGTTGCTGGATTTGTAATAGAGTTTATGGCGGCAGCTGTCGCAGCGTTACCTGCTTGCTGTTGTGGCATTCGTTGCGCATCCATACCGCGCACCTGATTAAATGCAGCAATCTGATCCGGGGTGAATCCAGCCAAGGTTGGACCTTCGAACCTATGATAAGGTCGGTTGGCTAATACGGATGCTAGGCCGAGGTTACTATCGACAAAGTCCTGATATCTGGTTGGGATATCACTTGTACTTACCGCTGTCTTTGGACCGCCTTTACCCATGATTAATTTTCCTCTCAAGGTATGCATATGGTTGCGTGTAATTTTTCAAAACTCTTGCCCAGCCGTGACGACCGGCAATGACAACTGACAAACATTTTTGCTCTGCTGCCCATGCCTCAATATCTGGCAGCATCTCAAGCAACTCATTTAGCTCGCCGCCTGCCAGCCAAACTCTAACTTTTTTACCTGCCGGGTAGTCTTCCATCTGCGTGACGATTGCGCTTCTGTTACCACACCACAACTGAGCCCGGTCATTGGCGAGCTCTCTTTCAACGTCTGTTATGCTGTGGGTGTCCTGATATTTTATAGCCGCCTCTATTAAAGGCTTGGCATTCTCCCAGGCTCTTGTCATCGCAGCCTGTTTGTTTTTTCAAGATCGAGTTCGATACGACCAAGCCTGCCATCCGTAGGATTGCTTTGCCAATCGTACCTTAGTGCAATCTGCCGGGCTGTTATGCGGCAGTCTTTCTTGAGTGTCGATGTTGAAATGTTACCAAGATCGGTTGTCGTTATGTTTGAGCTCTGAGGATAGTCTTTCGATAATATTTTAACATTCACACCGCCAGATAAATGGGCAAAGTCTGGGATGTACCGTTTTACAAAAGTCTGGGTCGTACCCTCAGCCGTATCAATCCAACCTGACTCTAAAAAAACACTTGGTATAGCTGAGCCGTTTGCGGTGTTACCTTTTTCCATCAATTTCATCGTGCCGTCACTAAATGCAGCAATTGGAAATTCTTCCAAGCCTCGGTCCACAAATGCTGTAATGTCAAAAGTACCAACTGTCCAAGTAAGCAGCGCATAGTTGAGACATATATAACGTGTGTTTTCAGTTACCCCGGCATCGCTAGTTGTCGGATAGAACCAGTAAATTTCGTTCTGGCTGTCCAACGTGCCCGCGTGGATTAGCGCCTCTTGTCCATCAGCTAAATTGTCGAACAGAAAATCTTTTACCGGGCAACTAATCGTTGTTGGCGTACCACCAGCCCAAAGCATAAATTCTTTCGACGTTGATAGCCAATAAACTGATCCGCTATCACCAGCTCGAGCCCATGCGTTTTGTCCGACAAGACCACACCCCGATCCAATTAATGTTGGTCTGAATATTGTCGATAAGTTCGGCACAAATTGAATGGAAAACAATTCGTTTAAGGTCCAGACTAAATTGAGCCCCGGCATCGCGCAGCCCGCTACAATGCGGGATGTACCGCCAAGAATAAAATCACCTGCAGTGTTTGTAGAAGAGGGCGTCCAGTCGCCAGTCGTCAGACCTTTTTCCTGATCTGCAAATGCAACTGTTAGCGGAGAAAATGTTCCGCTGGGCTGATCGCTTGTACCGAGCGCGACTAGAAACCTTTCTGGCGTTACCATGTGGGTAAGATTTTTGACTGGTGCATCTGTAACCGTCGCGCTGATTGATACAGCTCTGATAGAAGGGTTGTTGTCCCATCGATACAGTGGGCTATTGATGTAGTTGGCAATTAATATTTCGCCAAGGTTACTTAGCGTCCATGTTCTAGCAGTCGTCGCAACGCTTGAGCTTGGGGCTGAATAGTAGCCTTGCGAATAACCGCCGGTCGAATAACCAGATGCTGACAAAGATGTTTCGTTGCCAACTGGGATCAAAAACTCTTCTCTTAATGAACCACCAGCACCCGACACTGATGCGTTTGCATTGTTCTTAGCCACAACCGTATACGTGTTTGCATCAACTACTGTCACCTCGTATTGACGGTGACCAACCCATGTAACTGCACCACCGCCTGTCGCGTCATTTGTTGCAGCCGTATCGACCGCGACGATGAATAGATCTGCATCGATGACATATACAGTCAGCGTTTTATTAATCTCAGATGCTGGGATGCCAGCGAACCCGGTAGCACCTGAAATCGAAACAGCATCTCCAGTTGATAATCCATGTGCTGCGTTTTCAATGACTAGTGTCTTCGCTTGTGCGATCGCTGTAATCTTGTCGGTAAATGAGCCACTTGAGCCTAGGTTGATATCGCCAACGAGCGCTGCTTGGTCTAACAGAACATAGTCGCCACTGGTGGCTCCGTGAGTTGCAGAGGTTATCGAGACAGTCGCGGAACCATTTGTAGTTGTTATCGCGTTGCTCAACGTCTGGTTGCTTCTTATCGGAGTAATCGGCCAAAGTAGGGCTCCTGTGTAACAATATAAATCTGAACTTGTGCCGACCGCTACCTGACGCACATTTTCATTAGTTTCATAAACGTGAATGGTTCGCGCCTTACCGCGCACATATCCAGATGTCGGTGCATCGAACAGATCTTCATATCCACCAATGACCTCAGGCATCGTTCGATCTCCGACCCTGCGAAATCGTATCTTGTCGCCATCGACCCAGCGTGACTCTGACTGCAACCGGCTGTTATCTTTAATAATCCCAGGCTTAATTGGTAATTCGATTATTGGCATTACATTGTCCAGAGTTGTCGGTGTCCAGTATTGCCGCCAGACGTTGCACCGCCTGTGCTGCCGCCCCATGAGCCGCCTGCATTAAAACCGCCAAAGTTGTAGGCTGGAAATGATCCGAACCCACCAGCCATAGGTGTTTGACCCGGTCCATAAAAACCAGTGTAATTTTGACCCATGTTGTTAGGCTGTGCATTTTGAGCGCCTGACAATAAACCGCCAAAAAAGTCACCATAGTTTGACAACAACCCACCAAAATTATTCAGAGCTGTTTCGTAGCTCTGGTTAATTGCCTGCATATTCGGCATGCCGGTGCCAGTAATGTTTTGATTAGCGTTGCCTTGAAAACCAGAGCCAATGGGTTGTGTAGGTTGCGGAAAATAGGGACCGTCTCCCGGAGCTACAGGCATTGACCCTGAACCCGGCCCCGGTGTAAACGGCATACCATCTGTCGGACTTGGCGCGAAAGATCCGGGGTCCGGCGGCGTATAACCAAAACCACTGCGACCCTCTGGTCTTCCATATGCGTTAAAATGTTCAAGCGCTATTTCTTCCATTCGATTTTGGAAATCTGGTCCGGGCGCAATCCCTTCAGCACTTACCCTATTATACGCATCTTGCATTACATCAGCGTTTTGACTGAGATACTGTTGTCCTAGGGTAAGGTCGCTAAAATTAACCATTAACTACTCCTCTGTCATTTTCGCTTCCAAAAACAAGATCCGTCCACCCAATAACAACCGTCAAAGCGCCGTCAACGTATTGATATTTATGCGGCTGAAAATCTTCTGGCTCATCAAGCCCTTCAACGATAGTCGTGTTTTCGGTTGTTGCGTCCAAATCGATAAATTCTGTAACGCCGCTTTCTGACACCGTTAATTGTTCGCCTGTCAACTCTAGCGTTTTTGCATCAGGCCAGAAGCGACCAACCGTATTATCACTTTTTCTAATTTGTGCTTTCATCAATTCCTCACGCAATTAATAGCTTTGTTGCTGATAATGCCTTACCAGCTGGTACATTAAAATCTGGATCTGCCGTTGAGTTGAGCGTTCCATCCCCTCGCACAAAATAATCAGTGCCAATCACTAAATCACTTGTAAGGCTATATTGATAAACGCTAGTAGTCCCTGCTTCTGTTACATACAGTTGCGTTCCATCAGGTTTTACTGCGACTCCATATCCTTGTGAACCTTGAGCCGTTGTACTGTAATTAATGTTTGCATTAGATATTGTAGCTAAATCAAACGGAGTAGACAGTGTAAATTTGTAAATTCCATCACCGTAATTATACACATATAGCGTGGCCCCATCAGACGTAAAATTTAAAGCACTAGAGTTAGCGAGGCCAGTAGCAAACGTCTTGTTGGCGTAAGAGGCAGTAGAAACATCAAAACCTGTAGAAAGCGTATATTGAAAAATACTGCCCCCACTACCGATAGCAAACATACTTGTTCCATCAGTATTAAAATCTATACCCCACGGAACTGAACTAGGCATCTGCGTGGCGAAACTGAAACTTTTATTAGCGTAAGACGCTGTACTTATGTCATAAGCTGAACTCAAATCGTATTGATACACTGACTTAGATTGACCACACACATACATTGATGTGCCATCGGCATTAAGCGATAACCCTTGCGGCGTTGCTTCTTGTGTTTGCACACTGACATTTTTGTTTTCATATGAAGCCGTTGAAATATCGTAAGCTGTACTCATTGCATATTGATAAACAATATCATTTGTACCACCTAGAATATAAAACTTTGTTCCGTCTGGTTTGAACCTTATCTCTTCGGGTGTAGTGATACTTTGCGCGGAAAGACTAAAACTACTTTGATAAAGAAACGCTAGTGGCACTTGCACGTTGTCTGCAACATTCCCAGTCGTCTGTACCGTTGCCGCGTTTCCATCTGTAACTGCCCCTGAACTGAACCCAATAAAATTTGATGCAGTTAAATTTGTTGAGTCAAACCGCACAATAGTTGCAGTGCCTTTGTATGGATATACAGCCTGATCGTGAAATGTAGCCACAGCGACATTTTGTGAAGTGTCATAGACAGAGCTATGATAATAACTCGCAGTAGTATCAAATTGTTGTGGCCCTCGAATCGTGATAGCGCTGTTTGAGTCAACTTTGAGAGCAGTAACTAGAGCGCCGTCGGATGCGTTACCAGCAAAAGTTATAATTAGCTCTTGATTGTCTTCGTCGTAGCCATATCGCACTCCCGCAAAATTATTAATTGTACCAACTAATCCAGTGCCTTCTGAAATCACGTTGCTTCCCGGCGATGTCCAAGTAGCCCATTCGCCGCCGTTATAACTACCGACTGATACGTAACCTTTGCTATTACTACCACGCTGGTACACAAGCACCATTTTCTGCGCGGCTGGGTAATACTCCAAACCGTAATTTGTAATTGCATGGGCAAAGGCTTGTGTTGCTCCCGAAGTTGTTAAAGTTGGAGAAGCGCCAGTGCCACTTACAGTAAAAGTGTATGCTTGCGGATACCCGCTAGAATTACTGCAAATATGGCAATGTTTATAATTCACGGGGTCGTAGGCCTGTTGATTATTATACGATATATTGTTTTGAAATGTAATTAAAGCGCCTTGAGTATAACTTCCTCCACTATAGTTGAATGCTCTGGCTCGTCCCAAACTGCCCGCCGAAACGTCCTTGTGACTGACTACAATCTGGTCATAATAAACATCGTAAGTAATCCGTGCATGCGCGGAAATTTGTGTGCTGTTCATAGCCGTTATTGCCGTTGCTGCGGTAAAAGTTGTTCCGCTTAAAGAATACGCACGTAAACTAGTGTATTGATTACTTGTTGAAAGAAAGCAAATATGAACAAGTTGTGAACCGCTATCGTAACAAATATCTACACCCCAAACGCTGCTATCGAACTCGACGGCTGTGCCAAAAGTAATAGTGTTATTAGAGGCGTTGACAGTTCCAGCTACGACCTTTCCTTTACCGCCGTCAGTGCTATCCCGATACGCTATAACAACTTTGTTTTCTGCGGCATGAAAGCAGTTAGAAGTGTACGCAACATCGTTATTTGTATACGCGGTTTTCCCCGCCGCGCCACCAGTCACACCAGCAACCGCTGAAACTGTACCATCGGCGTTAAGCACTACAGGATCGCCATTTGCTAACGTTCCTGATGCCGTCAGTTGCACCTGATTACCCGCTGGTGGTGTCGGGGCTGGGGCTTGACTAACCCATGCTCCTGAACTGGCCGTCAATAGGTTGCCATCGCTAGTTGGATTGATTAACGCCAAATTGTTAGAAGCAACATCTCTCGCTCTACTCATTCGCTTGGCCTTTCTGGAAATTCAACATTTGGCCAGCCTACTTGCGCTGGCAAATCGCGTAATGCTTGTCTATATGTTCTCATCGCATCGCTCATTGTTACGTCACTGCTTGCTGTCCAATCGGTTTCAGCAAGTTTTGCATTTCGTTCAACCCTAGCATCAGCCGCCAATCTGTCATTTTCACCAGCCGCCCATTCTGCCTCAAGTGCGTCTTGTGCCGCTTCCTCTTCCGCAGTGAACGGAACTTCGCCATCAGGCGTTGCGTGTGTTCTTGCCATATCTTAAATCCTTATGATTTCGCAAATCCGTATAGTCTAAACGTGCCTGTCATCGTTCCATTGCTTGCTTGAAACCTTATTCCTGTTTGTTCTGTCGTTGAAGTATTTTGTAAAACAGCATGGATTATGTTTACAGGGATGTTTCCCCATCCAGAGTAACCGCTCCCCCAGATATATGCGTGTTTTGCATTTGTCGATCTTGGGTTAAGAATATCAACTACAAAATTTGCCCTTTGTGCGGCAGATCCAGTATTGTTTTGATATCGCGTAAAAACACCCCCACCGCCATAAAAGTACGTTGAGGTGTTAGCACCATTCAGCCGTACATAGTAATTATAACTACTGTAACTTCCTGTGCTTCCGCTAAATTCAACACTTGCTTCATAATCAATGTCGCTAGTATTACCGCCCACATTATTAGCGACGATCCTGTAGTTGTCGTAGGTTGACGTAAACACGTTTGAGAAATCGACAGTTGTACTGCTAGTGGATACTACCTCGGTCAAATAAGTCCATGCACCACCTGATGCTGGTATATCACTCCAACTCGTAACACCGCTTCCGTCTGTCTTCAGAAATTGATCCGTGTTACCAGTATTTGGTGGCATGGTTATTACATGGTTGCCACTGAATGCACTATGGGCTGGCGCTTTAAGTCCTACATAGTGAGCGTTTCCTGATTCGCAGTATAATCTTAACTCTGACTGCGTTCCATTATTCTTAACAGGCAATACACCATCCGATATGGCAAAACTGCCCATCTGCAAGTCACCGCCAAGTGCTGGCGAGGTGTCTTGTGATACTTCCGTGATTATATTCGCGCCAGATATTTGCGGAGTGCCACTAAAGTTAGGCGATGCTAAATCAGCTTTCGCGGCAAGTAGCGTATTCGTTTCACTTTGACTATAGGTGTTGGCCGCGTTGAACGTGCCGAACGTATGTATTGTAACTTCGTCATTTAAACCCGCGCCGCTTGCTAGGGTTACTGACGTTCCATTCGTAGCCGTATAGTCAGTGGTCTTGAGAAGTACGCCATTTAAGTAAACGCTGATTGCCGCGCCGCCAGCCGTTTGATCGTAACTGATGCTCCCTGTAGCTGGGAATAACGTTTGCCCAGCCGTTGCGACATACTGATAGATCTGACGCAACCCTGACACGGCAGAACCAGCGTCTTCCCATGCGCCTAATGTTCCGTTATATGCGCGAAGTTTTTGGGCGCTGGTTACATAGGCCAAATCACCAGAACTGAGCGGGTTACCCCCACCGTCAGTTGTGGGGTTGTTTGTGCTAATTTGATAAGTGTTACCAAATGCGTTTACGTCTGTAAGGTTATTAGCAACGGTATTAACAGACGTTATTGAGCCACCAACATTATTTACATTGCTTATATTTGTCGAAACAGTATTTACATTACTGCTATTACTATCAACGGCTGTCACTGCACTTGATATACTGTTTACACCTGTAACATCTGACGCTATTGCGTTTACCCCTGATACGTCACTAGCAATAGCATTTACGCTAGTAACATCACTAGCTATACCAGCAACGGTGGTTACGTTTGCGGATATGCCAGCAACCGTAGTTACATTTGATGACACCGCATTCACACCAGTAACGTCACTGGCAATAGCATTTACACCAGTTACATCGCTGGCTATACCAGCAACGGTGGTCACATTGGCATTGATACCGGCAACGGTATTTATATTAGTGGCATTACTAGCTACAGAATTTATGTTTGTGGCGTTTCCAGATACATTTCCAATGCTTGTTTTGAGCGGGTCTGTATTAACAGCGG